GAGATCGTGGCCATGCCATTCAACGAACTGGTGTGGTGGCTCACGGATTGAGCCACCGTTCATTTCTCCGACGCTTAGGGCACGCATATGGCGAACAAACTGGCGCTTGGCTTTGTCATCGGTGGCGCCGTCGATTCAACGGTGGGCAAAGCGTTCAAGGACGTCGAAAGTAAAATCAAACACCTGGACGCGGTGGGTACCAAAGCCCGGGTGTTGCAAAACACCATCGGCGACACGATTCGCCTGCGCGAGGAGTGGCGCAAGGCGCACATGGCCGGCGCCGAAGGCGCGGGCAAGCTGCTGAGCAAACTGGAAAAGAACCTCGAGCTGCTGAAGAAACAGGGCATCGAGGTCGGTCGGCTCAACAAGGCCTACACCGCGATGGGCCGGGTCGCCGCCGGGGCTGAACTGAAGGCGCTAGGGCACAGGCAACTGGAGGAGGGGCGTTCGGGCCTCAAGAGCAGCGTCGGTCAGGCCGGGGCCATGGTCGCCGCCGTGGCCATCCCGACCAAGGTCAGCGCGGACTTCAGCGCGATCATTCGCGACATCGCGATCAAGGCCAACATTGCCAATGATCCCAAAGAAACGCAGATGTCCAAGACGATTATCGACACGTCACGGGACACCGGCATGGCGCGCAACCAGGTGGCCGAGGTGGTCAACGCGTTGGTCGGTGCCGGCATGGAGCTGGACAAGGCCCTGCAATACGCGCCGACGGCGGCCAAGTTTGCGATTGGGCAAGGGTCGGACGGCGGCGAAACCGCGCGCATGATCAACGCCCTGGGGCAGAACGCCAAGATCACTGACCCGGCCATGATGCAAAAAGCCCTGGAGGCAATCGCTTATCAGGGGCAGGCGGGCAGCTTTGAAGCGGCCGACATGGCTAAGTGGTTCCCTGAGCTGCTCGCCGGCATGGGCAAGCTGGGCATCACCGGCATGGACTCGGTGACGCAACTGGGCGCCATGCTGCAGGTGCAAATGAAAACGGCCGGCGGTTCCGATGAGGCGGCCAATAACCTGAAAAACTGGATGGAAAAGATCGGCTCGGGAGAGACGGTCGCGGCCTACAAAAAGGCCGGGATTGATTACCAGGCGTCGATGACCACCGGCCTGCAAAGCGGTATGTCGACGCTGGAATCGAGTTTTGCCCTAGCGCAGAAGTACATTGCGGCCACCGACCCGAAGAAGGCGGCGGCCATGGCGCAAGCCACGGCGAAGATCAGCAAGGAGACGGACCCGGAAAAGGCGAAAGCCATGATCGCGTCTCTGGAGCAAGCCTTGCGCACCGGTGACCTGTTTTCGGACATGCAAGTCAAGGCGGCTCTCACTGCGTACACGCAGAACAAGGACCTATACAGCAAACTGAAAAATGACTCGGCGCAGGCGGTCGGTATTCTCGACAAAAACCTGGCGGAACGCCGGCAGACGTCCTCACAAAAATGGGCCGAGATGGCCCAGAGCATGGACGACGGCATGCGCAGCATCGGAGATGCGTTGCGGCCGGTGACCGATGCAGTGGCTGAGGGCATTGCCAGCGTGGCCCGTCGCCTGACCGAATTCTCCGATGCAACCCCGCGTCTGGTGACCGGCATCGGTGCCGCTGTGGCCGGGTTGGTCGCCCTGAGTACTGTGGTCAGCGCGTTCAAAATGGGCAAGGGCCTGATGAACATTGGGCGCGGCACTTTGTTGGGCAACCCGAATATTCTGCAGAAGGTGATTGTCACCAACATGTCCGCCCTGGGTGGCGGACTGGAGGCCGGCGACCTCGATGCTGGTGGCGGCAAGGATAAGAAGGGCGGTAAGGGCGGCAGTGTGGGGCGCGGTGGCAGTATCGCGGCGGGCATGAAAGGGCCGGCCGCATTAGCGGTGATCGACGCCGGCTTCAAGGCCGTCGACACCTACAACAACGCTGTGACGCAGGACGAAAAAGCTCAGGGTTACGGCGAGGCCGCCGGGGGATTGGCCGGCACGCTGGCCGGCGCGGCGGCGGGTGCGGCCATCGGTACGGCCGTGCCGCTGATCGGCAATATCGTCGGCGGACTGATCGGCGGTTATCTCGGTTACATGGGCGGTGATGCCCTCGGCGGTTATGCCGGCAAGTCGATGTTTGGCTCCGATAAAGCGCTGAAGAGCCTGCCGGCCGCCGGGCCGCTGATGATGACCAATGCCGGGCAGAACATCGCGCCGGTGATGGGCGATATCGCTCGTTCGTTTGCGCCGACTAAATCCGCCGCTACGCCGGGCCTGTTGCCGGAGCGGGAAGCTGACGGCCCCGCGTTGGGCGATGTCACACGCTCCCTGAGCAAACCTACGGTGCCGAGTGTGCCGGCGTTGTTGGCCCCGGTTCCTGCAGCACCCAAGGCCGAGCCGCCGAAGATCGAGCAGCGGGTGGAGATTCAGGCCCCTCTGCACATCACCGTGCAGGGTGACGTTAAGGATCCCGCGCAATTGGCGCGGGAGCTGCAGCCCTACATTGATCAGCAATTACGCCAGTCCACCCAGCAGCTGCAGAACCGCACGCTGTATGACGAACCGCATGTGTAACGAGGAGGGCCAATGGCCTATATGGAGCAACTGCAGTCGGGGCTGAAATACCTGGCGACAGCCGGCGAGAGCGGACGGCGTAGCCTGGACGGCATGCTAGGACCGGTCAACGGTGCCATCAGTGAAATCAGCGGTGCAGCCTCGGAATTGGAAGGCGTGCCGTTCGTGGGGCCAGTGATCGGGCAGAAGCTGCAACGGGTGATGCGCGGGGTCAACGCGGCGCAGGCCAAAGTGGGACAGGTGGTGGCCACGTACAACAAGGTTTCGCGCGCCGTGTCACAGATCGATGAGCGCATGGGCCAGTTGAAAGAGCAGGCCGCCCGGGCGTCCACTGCGATCAACAAGATCGCGGGCAAGGTAAGTCCCGCGCTGGCCAACATCGTGCCCACCGGTTCGCTGGCCGGCGATAGCACGCCGCTGCCGGAGGCGGTCATGCCGTTTCCGCACCTGTTGATTGTCCAGCCGCTGGACCCCAAGGCGCCGCCTTATTACTTCAACCTGGACACCGCCGCCTTTGACGAACTGCGGCGCTCGACCGAGTTTCGCTGGGCCGCGCAGGAACGCCTGGGGCGGCGCCCGGCACAGCAGGCGGTCGGTATGGGCGAAGAAAAGATCACACTCAAAGGGGCGATCTTTCCCGGCTTCAAGGGCGGGATCAAGCAACTGGACACCCTGCGCAGTCTCGGCGCCCAGTTGAAGCCCCTGACCCTGACCACCGGTTATGGCGACGTGCTCGGCACCTGGTGCCTGAAGAACGTCGAAGAAGAACAGAGCGCATTGCTGCAAGGCGGGATCCCGCGCAAGCAGGCGTTCACCTTGGAGTTTGCACGCTATGGCGACGACCTGCAGAACGTCTGACGGGGACCTGCTCGACACCCTGTGTTACCACGTTTACGGGCACCTCGTCGGTGCTGTCGAATCGGTGCTGGATGCCAATCCGGGGCTGGCCGATGAGCCACAACCGTATCGGGCCGGCATCGTGATCGAGCTGCCGGATCTGCCGGCACCCACTGATGAGGTGGTGATGTTGTGGGGCTGAGCTGATTCCAAGCAGGATTTTCGGGTGTTTGCCGTAAGTATCAGGCGCCGATAGACTGATGGCTTTTAGATATCAATTAGGAACTCCTCATGGAAAGATCCACTGAATTAAGGGAAGTAAAACGGAGTATCTGGGGGGAGCTTAACTACCGATTGAATTGGATAGTTTTCGGTACCATTGGTGCTGTCCTCTTGGCCTGCATTCCCGTCCTCGGGTGGCTCCTGGCGCTTGGGGTGATCGTCGCGGTGCTATGGAAGACATTTGGCTTTCGAGAAACACAACTGGTGGGTGACTGCCCGGCATGTACCAAAGCTCTACCGATTGATCCCAAGGCTGACGTGCTCGCCTGCCCTGTCTGCAACAGTGTTATTGCTGTGGGAGAGGGCCGCTTGACCATCGTTAAGATCGACTGATCTGCAATGCTCTGTAGTTAATAGAAACTGAATTCAACCTAGCCCGCCTTGTGCGGGCTTTTTTTTGGACAAAACAATGACTCCAGCCTTCCGCGTCGTCGCCGATGGCGCCGATATCACCGCCCTGATCAACGATCGGCTGCTGCAGCTGAAAACCACCGACAAACCCGGTATGGAGTCCGATGAGTTCGAATTGCGCATCGATGACCGCGACGGTGCTGTAGCACTACCGCCACGCGGAGCCGGCATCGAGATCTTCCTGGGCTACGCCGAAACGGCATTGGCCCGCATCGGCCGTTATGTTGTCGATGACGTCGATTACTCGGGACCACCGGACACCCTGGTGATTTCGGGCAAGGCCAGTGACATGCGCGGCAGCGGCAAGACCACGCGGAGTGGCAGTTGGGAAGACGTGCCCTTGTCGCGCATCGTCGCCGATGTCGCCGCGCGTAACGGCTGGCAACCGGTGTGTCCGGTGCAGACCAAAGTGCCCCGGGCAGATCAGCTCAACGAGTCGGACTTCAACTTTATTACTCGTCTGGCCAAGCAGCATGACTGCACGGCCAAGGTGGCTGACGGCAAGTTGCTGGTGATGCCTCGGCAGGCCGGGCAGAGCGCCTCGGGCAAGGCGTTTGGCGTGGTCGTGATTCGTCGTCGTGACGTCAGCCGCTTTCAGTTTCGGCTCGGTGATCGTAACGCCCATAAGGCGGTGTCGACCAAGCACCAGGACAAGAAGAACGGAAAACTCGTCGTGGTCACCCTGGACAACGACGACTCGCCGGATGGCCTGCCGCCTGTGCACACCGACCGACACATCTACCCGAACAAATCCGCTGCAGAGGCGGCCGCCAAAGCGCGACTGACAGCCTTCAACCGGTCAACGGCCGGGGTTCGACTGGAAATGGTCGGGCGCACCGATCTGTTTGCCGAGCGAACGATTGATGCCCAGGATTTCAAAGTCGGTTTCGACGGTGAGTACCTCGTGGACTCAGTGGAGCAGGTGTACACCCAGTCTGGCTGGAGCACGGCGGTCGAATGCAACGGCGGCAAGAAGGGCAAGGCGAAAGCCAAAGGCAAAAAGAAAAAACCGGCGAAGGATCTGAAGGTCGTTCAGCTCCAGCAGTAGCGCCGTAATCTCAACCAGGTGGAGACCCGCGATGTCACTCACAGAGCAACAGCTACAACGCATCATGCCCAACGCCCGCCGCCAAGCGGGCGTTTTTGTATCCGCCCTCAATGCCGCGATGGCGCACCGGCAGATCAACACCCCGAAACGGCAGGCGGCGTTCCTCGCCCAGGTCGGTCACGAGTCCGGTCAGTTGCAGTACGTCCGCGAGCTGGGCGGCGATCAGTACCTGAGCAAGTACGACACCGGCAACCTGGCTGCGAATCTGGGCAACACGCCGGAAGCGGACGGGGATGGCCAGCGTTATCGCGGCCGTGGCCTGATTCAGGTGACCGGCCGCAACAACTACCTGCGCTGCAGCCTGGCCTTGTTCGGCGACGAGCGATTGCTGCGCACCCCTGAGCTCCTCGAGCTGCCGCAATGGGCCGCCGAGTCGGCTGCGTGGTTTTGGTGGGTTCGTGAGCTGAACGCTCTGGCGGATCGGGATGAATTCAATGCGATCACTCGCCAAATCAACGGCGGACTCAACGGCCTGAAGGATCGGCTGGAGTTGTGGGCTCGG